GAAGAAGCAGTTCAAGAAAAAATTCAAGAAGTTGATTCTCAAGGAAAACCCGTTGAAATAGAAATGACAGAAGAAGGAGGCGCAGAAGTCTCTTTTGATCCTGCTGCAGCTACGCCTGAAGGAGGAGAAGATCACTATGCTAATTTGGCAGAATTTTTAGGTGATGACATTTTAGATGACTTAGGGTCTAAACTGACCGACGATTATAGAGATTACAGAAATTCAAGAAAGGATTGGGAAGATAGTTACCGAGAAGGTTTAGATCTTTTAGGATTTAAATATAATAGAAGAACCGAACCTTTTAGAGGCGCATCAGGCGTGACTCACCCCGTCTTGGCAGAAGCGGTTACTCAATTCCAAGCCACGGCTTATAAAGAATTATTACCCGCTGACGGTCCAGTCAGAGCACAGATTTTAGGAGATGTGAACGAAGCCAAACAAGATCAAGCACATCGTGTAAAAGATTTTATGAATTATCAACTTATGGATCAGATGAAAGAATATGAACCTGAGTTTGATCAAATGCTTTTTTATTTACCCCTGGCCGGCTCTACATTCAAGAAAGTCTATTACGACCAGCTTTTAGGTAGAGCCGTTTCTAAATTTATTCCTTCAGATGATTTAGTGGTGCCTTATGCAGCCACTTCTTTGGAAGATGCCGAAGCGGTGGTTCATGTTATTAAAACTTCCAAAAATGATTTACGTAAACAACAAGTTTCAGGATTTTACCGAGACATTGATTTAGGAGAACCTCAGATTACCGAAAACGAAATTACTAAAAAAGAACATGAACTTGAAGGGATTAATAAAGATAAACAAGATGATATTTATACTTTAATTGAAGTTCATACGAATTTAGATTTAGAGGGTTACGAAGATATCGGAGAAGACGGAGAACCCACAGGCATTAAATTACCTTATGTGGTAACGGTGGATGAAGCTAACTTTAAAGTTTTATCGATTAGAAGAAATTATAAAGAAAACGATCCTTTAAAAAATAAAATAAATTATTTTGTGCATTTTAAATTCCTACCTGGTCTAGGCTTTTATGGCTTTGGCCTTATTCATATGATAGGAGGCTTATCTCGAACAGCGACTTCTGCTTTAAGACAACTCTTAGATGCAGGAACATTAGCTAATCTACCCGCTGGTTTTAAAACTAGAGGAATTAGAGTTCGAGATGATGCACAACCTTTACAACCTGGAGAATTTAGAGATGTCGACGCTCCGGGAGGCAATATTAGAGATTCGTTTATGCAGTTGCCTTATAAAGAACCCTCAGCGACCCTCTTACAATTAATGGGGATTGTCGTGCAAGCAGGTCAACGATTCGCGAGCATCGCAGACAATCAAGTCGGCGACATGAATCAGCAAGCGGCTGTGGGAACGACGGTGGCGTTACTCGAAAGAGGATCGAGAGTGATGTCGGCGATTCATAAAAGACTCTACGTAGGCTTAAAACAAGAATTTAAATTATTGGCGGAAGTTTTTAAAACGTATCTTCCCCCAAGCTATCCTTACGATGTTCCGAATGCACGAAAAGAAATTAAAGTTTCGGACTTTGATGACCGAGTCGATATTCTACCGGTAGCCGATCCGAATATTTTTTCTCAAACGCAAAGAATTTCTATGGCGCAAATGCAATTGCAACTGGCGCAATCGAATCCACAACTTCATAACCTATACCAAGCGTATCGAAGTATGTATGAAGCGGTTGGCGTTAAAAATATTAATGCGATTTTACCCGCGCCTTTAAAACCGATGCCGATGGATCCGGCGTTAGAACATATTGTAGCGATGTCCAATAAACCTTTTCAGGCTTTTGGTGGACAAGATCATAAAGCCCACATTGATGCGCATTTACACTTTATGAGTTTAAATATGGTGCAAAATAATCCGATGGTGATGGCAGCCATACAAAAAAATATTTTAGAACACATTTCCTTTATGGCACAAGAACAAGTCCAATTGGAATTTATTGAAGAATTAAAAGAATTACAGCTTTTACAACAACAATTAGGTCCGATCATGCAAAATCCACAAGCGATGCAGCAAAATCCACAGGCGATGCAAGGCCAACAACGTATTCAACAAATCACGAACCAGATTGAAGCAAGAAAAGCAGTGCTTATTGCTGAAATGACGGCTGAATATGCTAAAGAAGAAAATGAAATTACCGGAGGTTATGGTGGAGATCCGTTAATGAAGCTTAAAGCAAGAGAATTAGACTTAAGAGCGATGGATAATGAGCGTAAAAAGGAATATGACGAAGATAGAATTGGTTTGGACACCATGAAAGTGATGGTGGGTGACCAACAACACGATGAAAAGCTAGAACAGAACGAAGATTTAGCTCATTTACGTGCAGACGTATCTCTAACAAAACAAAGAATGGCGGATAAGAGTAAACGTCATGATTTTGGTAGAAATTTTAAGAAAAAGTAAGTATAAATAGAAAAAGGAGACAATTATGAGTAAAGATTGGTTAAGAGGACAAGGATATGTGGATGTTCCGAAATCTACACCTGTTTTAGGTGCTGGAAAAGATGGATATCTAAAAGGCGGCGTTAAAATCAAAACTACCGATCCTACGGAAACTCAAACGGTTACTGTCAAAGGGACAAAACGTATGAGAGCCGATAAAAAGCCAGTTAAAGCTAAGTGGTTCTAAATGGCTTGGTTTGGTCTAGCAAAATTAGCCCTACAAGCAGGGAGTAAAATATATTCCAACAGACAACGAACGAAGATGGCTATGTCTGATGCACAATTAATGCATGCAGAGAAGATGGCCCGAGGTGAGGAATCTTACCAGGGCAAACTGTTAGAAGCTCGGCAATCAGACTGGAAAGACGAATTTATTTTGCTCATCCTTTCGGCGCCCATAGGGGTGCTCGCCTGGGCAGTGATAAGTGAGGATCCGCAGGCGATGGATAAGGTCAAACTCTTTTTTGAGTATTTCTCAACGTTGCCAACATGGTTCACCAATCTGTGGATTTTAGTCGTGGCCAGCGTATTTGGAATAAAGGGAACCCAGATTTGGCGAAATGGTAAAGGTAAGAAATAGTGCCTTTTAAATCAGAAAAACAAAGAAAATATTTACATGCTAACCATCCAGAGATTGCAAAGAGATGGGAAAAAGAATATAAAGATGGTGGTCCTACTCGTGTTGCAATCGCAAGGGGATGTGGTAAAGTAATGAGTGACAGACGCAAAAAAACTAAGTATTATACTTAAAGGAAAAAAACTATGAGACAAAACGGAGTAAGATCAAATGTCAGATTTCCATACGCTAAAAAAGCGAATGGGGGTTCTGCTAAAAAGCAAGGATACATCGATCGTAAAGACGAATCTATTGCTATGAGAATTCGTAAGAAAAGAACGCCTGCTCAATTAAAAGCAAGCAGAGATGAATCTTATGGAAAATGGGGAAGCGCAGCTAAAAAATCTGGACAGATCAATAGATAATGCCTACTTTTTATAATTCTACTGCGATGACTAAAAATGAAATCATGGCGAGTCGTGAAGACCGTTATGATGGTTATGCTAAAGGCGGACGTGTGGGAGCTAAAGAAGGCAGATGGATTCAAAAAGCTGTGAAAGGCATGAGAAAAGATAAACCTTGCACAGGTAAAAAATTTGGAAGTAAATCTTGCCCTCCAGGATCTAAAAGATATAACTTAGCCAAAACTTTTAGAAAGATGGCTAAAAAAAGAGGATAATTATGGCAAATACAAGTAGAGAAAATAGACTAGAAGAACTAGGCAGAGTTGATGCTGAAAGAGCACATACTCGAAGAGGACGAAGAAATCTCAGAGACGAAAAAAGAAGAATTGTAAGTGGTCTTCGAGGCGGCGGAATTGCTAAAAGAGGTAAAGGAATTGCTTTAAAAGATGGCGGATCAGCTGGTGTTGTTATGCCTGGAAAAAAAGTTGGCATACAAATAAGATAGTTTATTGAATCTAAATGGATGAATTAGTTTTAATTAATAAAGTTCAGAAGAGACTCAAAGAAAATTTACAATCAATCGGTGATGCTATGTTAACAGGTAGTGGAGTTGACAATCACGAAAAATATAAGTATCTATTAGGACAAGCACACGCAGTACAATTAACCTTACAGGAAATCTCTAGCCTGCTAAAAGCAAAGGAGCAACATGACACAGGTGGAAACATCGTCGACATTAAAAAAAGAGGTCCCAAAGCATAAACATGCTTTAGCGGACAAATACAAAGAAGAATCAAAAAATTTAAAAGAACCTTTAAATCCCGACAATATTACAAACGTTGATCAATTACCCAATCCTTCAGGTTGGAGAATTTTAGTTTTACCTTTTACACCGAAAGATAAAACTAAAGGTGGAATTTTAATTGCACAAGAAACTTTAGATAAATTAAGAATAGCTACTAATTGTGGCTATGTTTTAAAGATGGGACCGTTATGTTATTCAGAAAAGAAATTTACATCGGGACCCTGGTGCAAAAAAGGAGATTGGGTTATCTTTGCTCGCTATGCGGGCTCAAGATTACCAATAGAAGGTGGGGAAGTGCGACTACTAAACGATGACGAAGTTTTAGGAACGATTAAAGATCCTGAAGCTGTTCTTCATCACATTTAACATAGGAAAGGAACTATGCCAGAAGAAGCAAAAAAAGACGATCTAATTGATGTCGGTGAAGCTGATCACAAAGCTACTGAAATTAATTTAGATGATAAAGGTGAACCCGAAAAAAAGGAAGCACCCAAGGAAGAGAAGATCGAGGTTGAAGAAGTAGCACAACCCGAAGAAAAAAAAGAAGGTGGAGAAGTTAAAGAAGAAAAAAAAGAAGAAGTAAAAGATGAGAAAAAAGAAGAGTTAGAAAAGTATAGTGAAGGCGTTCAAAAACGTATTGCTAAACTAACTCGTAAAATGCGTGAAGCAGAACGTCAAAAAGAAGAAGCCGTTGTTTACGCTCAATCAGTAAAAAAAGATAAAGAAGATCTAGAAAATAAATTTTCTAGATTGGATAAATCTTACGTTTCTGAATTTGAAAGCAGAGTTAAGACGAATATGAAAGCCGCTAAACAGGCTTTAAAAACTGCTATTGAATCTCAAAACGTTGAAGGACAAGTTACAGCACAAGAGCAAATTGCAACTTTAACAATGGATGCAGCAAGACTGAATGCTTTAAAAGCAGCTGAAACTTCAAAACCGAAAGAGAAGGATGTTAACATTACGCCTCAACAATATAGGCCACATGTAGCTCCGGATCCTATGGCAGAAGACTGGGCAACCCGAAATACTTGGTTTGGTAACAATTCTGCGATGACTTATACGGCTTTTGATATACATAAAAAGCTTGTAGAAGAAGAAGGTTTTGATCCTAAATCAACTGAATATTATAATGAAGTGGATAAAAGAATAAGACTTGAATTCCCTCATAAATTTGGTAAGATGGATGAAACTTCTACAGAAAGAGAAAAACCTTCTCAGAATGTAGCCTCAGCGAAAC